CTGCATCTCGTGCGTCAGCCCCTCAACCGTGACCCCGGTCTTGACCATCATCGTGCCGTCAGGCAACGTCATCGGCTCGCCGTAGTAGTAAGTCGAGTTCGGGTATTTTGAGAACAGGAGGTGAACTGCCACACTCCATTTCAGATACTTCAGCCCTCCGTGCTTGACCTCAATGCCGTGCGAGCAGTCCAGCCTGCTCAGCTCTAAGTAACGATTCTCTTTCTCCATTTAGCCTCCTTGCCTCTTGTTTGCGGCGTATGCCTCGAACGCGATCAGGTAGATCATCGTCCAGACCATCGCCTTCCCTGCGTAGTAGCCGACCTCGTGCTCCATTTACTCTCCTTGCTCTTCCATTAGCAGGCGCTGCAGGTACCACTCAGCTTTCTTGAGGTCCTCCAGTGCCTGTCCCTTGAACCTGTGGCGGTGCAGGTACTTGTGCACGTTGCCCAGCAGGTAATCCTTAACGCCAACACCCAACTGTTGCGCGATGTAGTCGATGGCCTCGACCTCGCCCACCCGGTAGTGCTGTGGCTTGTTAACCGTGTCCCACTCGAAGCTGTGATCCGGCTTCTTCTTCTCGCCCCTCATCATCTCGTGATGGTCAGCGGGCAGGACGCAGGTAGCGTCCTTGATGTCGAAGTTCCGGTTGTCGTAGAAGCGGTCCGCCTTGATGGCGTCCCACTCTTCGGGCTTTGCTTCGTTGATGCTCATGCAATCATCTCCAAGTCCACCTCAAGCGACTCGTCGTTGCTCTCGATCTCGTAGCCGTCACACATGAAGCTGACTACTGACATGTAGCCCATCTCCGGCACGTCGTCGTCGACCATGACCGCGTCGCAGTAGCCTGAGTCCAGCGCGGACTGCTTGTCGTTAAAGTAAAGCGTGATGTCGTATCTCAATGGATGCGCTCCTCTGCCTGATTGATGATGATGTGGGCCTCATCGCATAGCCGACCCCATAGCTCTATGAACTTCTCGCAGCTGATGCCGTAGTCGTCACATAGCTCCCTGATCCTTGCTATCTCGATCTCCTCTACCGGCCAGATCGCGTCGATGAGTGACCACATCTCCGATGCTCTTTGGTCAGCTCTCCAGTCCATACTTGCTCCTTAGGTAGTCAATGCTGACGGGCATGTAGTCGAACTCCCCGTCCTGCACGTCGTGAAGCATCCACACGCCTGACCACGTCGAACCCGTGTTGTGCTGCGGGGTGATGTAGCCCTCGTCGTGCGAGTAGAAGATGCCCGCCATGATCCCGGTGATGCGCTTGCCATCAGCACGTACGCCCTCGGCAATGTCACGCTGCTGAACATGGCCCTGAACGAACGACTGGTGACGCTTGGTCAGACCGATGCGTGCGCTACTGATCGAGCGGCCCATGACGCCACTGCAGATGTAGTGACAGAACACGACGCCCTCGATGACGATGGGCTCCAAGAACGGCACGACCTCGAACCCGTGCTCGACGAGGTTGAAGTCGTCGGTGCTGATCAGGTCCTCAAGCTGTGCGTCGGCGTCCACTGCGCGGTTGATGCGGTTCTCATGGTTGCCCATGGTGTACACCAGCCGTGGCTCCCAGCGCTTACGCTTGCCCTTACGTAGCCTGTCCATCTCGGCGTGTATCGGCGCCATGAAGCGATCCATGGCCTCGTTACCTGCGTCGATGTCCTTGACGTAACGCTTGCCCTCCATCTGGCGGCTGCCCTTCTTGTCGTAAGACGACAGGCTGGGCATGTCCCAGTGGTCACCGATGTGGACGATGACGTCGGGCTTCATCTTGACCGCGTAGTGACCGGCCCACTCAAGGTGGTCCGTGTTGACGCCCGGTTTCACCTGTGTGTCAGGGATCACAAGAATGCGTTTTCCTGATGTAGCTGTAGACTTCAAGGTCGGCCTCCTTGCCTTTGGCTTTGCGTTCGATTTCGTCTGAGAGTCGCTTTGACTCTTCTCGGTAGTGGGCTGATATTGCTTTGACGTTGTTTCTGCAGTACTGCTCTCGTCCTTTGCAGGCTTCCCTTTGAAGAAGCGCGTTAAGTTCCGCATCCGTGCTGTCCCTCCCGTATATGCTCCCGAAGTGCTCCCGCCACAGATTTATATGTGCCGTGGGAAAACCTTCACAATAGTTATGACAGTAGGCGCATAGCGCCATTGCGTTCTTGGGGTCGTACCTCACGGCCCAGTGACCCCGGCTAATGAAGTGGCTACACTGCAGGCCCTGCGGCTTGTCGCTGTAGTCCTTCTCGCAGCGCTGACACTTCCACTCGGCAGCCTTTCGGATGCAGTCGCTAAAGTGCTTGTCCGCGATGTTGCGCTTGATCTTCCCTCCGAATCCCATCAGTGAACGAGCCGCAGGTGCGGGCGGTTGTCGGGAGTGAAGTCGGGCTGGATCTCCAAGGGGTGTATCCACAGGATCTTGGCCCCTTCAGTTTCCACGTTGATCCAGTCCACGGCCTGCTCCTCTGACATGCCTTGGTTCATCAGCTCCTCAACGATCGCGCCGCTTGAGTAGCAGGGCACCGGGGTGCCGTCCTGCTCGTACACGGCGCCCAGTAGCGCGTGGTGATATTCATCGCCTAGCAATTCAATTTCCTCATAATCTTCATCCATGATTAACGATCTCCATCTCCTTCAAAGGCGGCTGGCTTCGTCATGTAGCAGCCATCCTCAAGTTGCTGAACCTCAAACACGTTCATTCCTCCGGCGCCCACCCCTCCCATTTCTCCGTGTGACTGCCAAGGCGTGTAATCCCACCCGCGCTTCCGAGCCCACGGCATACTTTCTGGGCAGTGGATCACTCGCGGGACCTTCTCTATAACGCCACCCCGACCTAAGTAGTCCTCGGTCTGCTCCGCGATGGCCTTCCGTAGCCTTTCCTTAATCATTACTTCTTACCTCCAAGCGCAAGCGCAGTCCGGTAATGGTCCCGAACAATGTCCCGGATATGCTCTGGCACATGCTGCTGAACAAAAGCGCGCTGCTTATCTGGCTGGCCCTGCATCTGAACCAGCGCCTCCGCGAAGTGGCGAGGGGACCGGCCATCGGTCCCCCACCAATCTGATGCGCTCACAGCTCGCAGGCGTCACCGACACAGGCCGCTGTCTTAGCGCCCTCCGTGGTGTCGCCCCTCTCGTAGCTGGGCAGCTCGTCCCACTTGATCGGATCAATGCAGAGCGTTGCCTGCACGTACTCCGCCTCACTGATCTCCTCGTATGGCGCCTGCTTATAGGTGCCACCGTCGTGCGGCAGGAACGACATCCCTGCCACCTGATCCCAGTTGTCCCAGATCCACTGGCACGCCTCGAACCATGAGTCGTCGGTGTAGTAGGCGGTGCAAGAGACCATGTGGGTTGCCCACGCCTCGCCGTACAGCTTTGCCAGCTCTAACTGAGATATGGTGTCCATGTTCTCGACGCACATGGCGTGCTCTGGTGACTTCACGTAGAAGTCGAACACGATGGTGCTGTCGGGTTGCATGACGCAGGGCTCGTGCGGCACACCCTGATCAATCAGGAACTGCGTGATCGGGTCGTTGACCGACTGACGCACCCGGCGTATGTAGTGCTTCGCATAGCGCGGGTGAATTCCCGACGAGCAGTCCACAAGCTGACTAACCGTGCCGCTTGGCTTCACGCAGGAGACTGAGTGCGACGGGTTGATGCCCAGACGCTCTGCCCACTCCTCGTTCACCTTCTCGGCGTGGTCACGCAACTCCTCAAGCCACTTGCGTGTCTTACCCATGCCGCCCTCTAAGCCGCCCATCACTGCGTGATCCGCTATTCCAGAAAATGACAGCCCCAGAAGTCGCTCACGCTCCAGATTGTCGACCCACGACCGGCGTACATATCTCCAGCCAGTGAGTGTCGACTGCAGCGTGCCGAAGATGGCAGCTATCTCCACCTTCTTTTTCAGAGACGCGAGGGTGTCATCCGGGCGGATGATTACCTCACTCAAGTTACATGCTGATTGGCTTGGGAGTGCGATCTCAGCACAAGGGTTACAACCGAACTCCTGATCCGGGTCACGGCGTC